CCACAGGCGATTACAAAATATATTTTGATCGCCTTTTTATAAATAAAAAATATGGGGATAAAAAGTATTATTCAGCAAGTTGCTGGATTGGGTAAAGACATAAATAAGTGGAAAGAAGATACGCCAACAGGAGATGAAGGTGTTGTTTCTGATTTATTACCAGAACTTAAACTCGAAATGAAAGATGAAGAATTGATTGATTTAAAAAATCAATGAATGAAGAATTGAGAAAAAGTAGCTGGTGATCTTAAAGTAAAAAGAGAAGATAATGAGAATTATTGATTGGGTAAACAATATTCATTTGATTCAGATGATAGTGAACATCCTTTGATTGACAATATCATATTTGAAAGTTTAGAAACATTTCTCCCAATTATTACAAAACAAAAACCAGAACCATTAGTTTCATCAGTTGGGGGAGAAATGACAGGTGTTGCTAACAAAGTAAGAAAACAATTATCTTATTGAGCTGATAAAGAAAGATTAAACTTAAAGATTAAAAAAGCAGTCCGTTTTTGAGCATTAGATTTTGTTGGTTGTATTAAGATTGGTTGAAGTATGGAAAAGAATGATATTGTATGTATTCCTATCAAACCAGAGAACTTAATATTAGATGCTGATAGTTATATTGATGATACTGAATATCTTGGAGATTACATTGGCGAATATAGAGAAGATACGGCAGGAAACTTGATCAAAAGATTCCCAAGTAAAAAAGGATTCATCAAAGACGAATGTAAAGACAAGATGGCAACAAAATTAAAATACATTGAATGATGAACTGATGATTATACATTCTGAACATTAAAAGATGAGGTGCTGGGTAAGATAAAAAATCCGCATTGAAACTATGATTCGATAGAATCAACATTCGATGAATATGGTAACCCAATTGAAAATGAAGTTAAAGGGAAAAATCATTTTGAAGTTAGAAAGAAACCGTATGTATTCCTTTCAGTATTTAACTTACAAAACCATCCATTTGACGACACCGGAATTATCAAACAAGTTTTAGCATTACAAGATAGTATCAATAAAAGAAAACGACAAATTGATAAAAACATCGATAGTATCAATGGTGGCTATATAGTATCAGGTGATGCATTTACCAAAGAACAAGCGGCTGAAGTAGCAGATACAATTAATCAAGGAGGAACATTATTTGTACCAAGTGGAGATATTAATACAGCTTATAAGAAAGAAATGTCATCTCCATTACCACCACAAGCCTACCAAGAGCTTGTTGATAGCAGAAGCGAATTAAGAGGTATATTTGGAGTTTCAGGATCAAATCCACAAGGAATTAGAGAAGAAAAAAACAGTAAGGGGTAAACTTATTGTAAGAGGACAAGATGCTGATAGAGGTTCATTAATTGCTGAATACATAGAGCAAATGACTGATTCTATTTTCAATTGAGTTGTGCAAATGATGTATGTATATTACGATCAAGAACACTATTCAAATGTAATGGGTATTGATAATCAAATAGAATTCTCAACCATTATTAATACAGAGCTCTGAAATACAAAATTACTCGTTAGTGTTAAGGAAGGATCAATGATACCAAAAGATCCATTACTACGCAGAAATGAAGCAATTGACTTATGGAGTATGGGAGCAATTGATCCATTATCTCTCTACATTGCTCTTGATTACCCAAATCCAAAGGAAATGGTTCAACGACTTATCTTATGAAAATCAAATCCAATGGCTTTAATTCAAGAACAACCAGCTGGAGCAGCAACTACTAATTTATCAAATGAAAATATTGAAGGCATAAGTCAGGTCGACCAACAAATTATGCAAGGTGCAATGGCACAGCAAGGACAATTACCTCCAATATCACAATTTGAAAACTTATAAAACGTAAATATGCCTATGACAAAAAAGGGTGCTAAAATAATGGGTGCAATGAGAAAACAATACGGAAAGAAAAAAGGAGAACAAGTATTTTATGCATCTAAAAATAAAGGTATAATCAAAGGTGTTGATTTACAAACACAACATAAAGCACTTAAAAAAATAAGTAAAAAATAAAACATTAAAATGGAAGATAATTTTTTGACGAACGCTGAATTGGAAGGTCAAAATTTAGACTCACTCGATGATATATTTACAGAACCAGAGAGTGCGTTTGAAGAAAAACCAACCGAAGAAAGCGAAAAGGAGACCGATAACTCCTCAGAGTCGTCAACTGAAATAAACGAGAACGAAAAAGAGCCATCGCAGAAGGGCGAACCTAAAAAGGCTAATACTTCTGCGGAAGAAAATATACCGTTCCATAAACATCCTCGTTTTAAAGAACTCATTGAGGAAAATAAAAAACTCAAAGAGGAAATCGAACAAACGAGAACAGAGTTTTCTCAGAAGTTGGAAAGTATTAAAAACGAACCAACGACTGAACAGATTCCAGAGTCCTTCAAAAAACTATATGGCGATAGTCCAGAGATATGGGCTGCCTGAAACGAGTATCTATCAGAAGAAAAAGTCAAAATCAAAGAAGAAGTATTCTCTGACATTAGAGCCGAAGCTGAAAAGAAAGAAAAAGAAGCTTCACTACTAAAGCAAAAAGAAAAAGAAGCACAACAGTACTTCGAAAATCAATTTGCTGAAATAGAATCGCAAGATGGCAAGATTGACAGAAATGCTATTATAAAGATTTTAGACCAATATCATTGTATTGATCCAGAAACTAATCTCTACGATATTAAAGCTGCCTATGATATTTATAAGAAAATAAATAAAGTAGATAGTGAAAAATCAAATAAGAGAAAAGAATTAGCTGATACTACTACTTCTTCAGGCAATTCAACATCAGAAGGGAAACCTGTCGCTTGAGATAGTATAAGAAATAAAGGATGAGGAGTTTATTAATAAACAATTAAACTCACAATATGGCTTTCGGAACAAGAGTTACAACTACCACACAGGATTACTTAATGCCTAAAGCTGTTGATACAGTTCTAAACAGTAATGTGTATTTCACAAGAATTGTTGGTGCTGCTAAACAGTGGACTTTTGGTGATCAATTAAAATTCCCAATATTCTATCAAAAGAATAACACTGGTGGTGGTTTTACAGGTTATGATTTATTAGATACTAATGCTGTAGATACAAGAATTAATTTAGCATTTGATCCATCATTCGTTTATAAAACAGCTTCAATTCCATTAACAGAGCTATCAGTTAACGCAACAGCTCAAAAAGTTATTGAATTAGCTGGTATTGAATTACAATGAGCTTCACAATCATTAGCTGATGATTTAGGAACACAATTCTTTGGATCTAATGCTGTAGCGACAAAGAATTTCTTGGGTCTTACAGATATTGTCGATGACGGAACTTCAGTTGGAACTTATGGTGGTCAATCTCGTGCTACTTATACAACGATTTGTGCTACCAAAACATCATCAAGTGGTTCTCTATCATTAGACAAGATGGAAACATTACATAACGCTGTTACATCAGGATCACAAGCACCTACAATTGGTGTTTGTAATGAAACTGTTTGAGCATTATACAGCAAACTTTTACAGCCGCAAGAGAGAATTAATAAAGATAC